ATAGATAGCCGGTTTCAACAGCAGCCCCATCCACTCTGACAAAAGGCGTATCGGCATCAGCTTGATTTCTGAATATCTCAAAGGAATCAACACCGCCTACGTATAAATCATTTCTTAAATTAATAACGCCGGTGTTTTCATCGGGTAATAATTCAGCATCAAAAAAGTTAAGGCTTGGAATGTCGGTGATATTGTTAACATCGGTATAAAATAATGGTCCGCCATCGGTCGGTACGAATATAAACCGACTGTTGATTGAATCTACTTCTATCGAGGGTAGGTAGTCAGAATCTGTGATCTGTGTTAATCCGGTAGACGGCGAGTAAAAATAACCTGCGCCCCCTCTAACAACTATGCAAAGTGCTATAAAAGATTGTGCAAAAGCAACGTCTTCTGTACCTGCAATGGCGCCTATAACGGTTTTAACACCGGTTGAGCTAATGCAAATTAAGTTATCACCCGATACCTGGTAGTAAGCGTTCTGAAAAGTCACCGCGCCCCGACAAATACCATCACCGGTTGAGAATGCAGTAATGCCCGGCGTGGGCAGTAACGTTTCACCCTCGCTATAAAGATTAACTAAATACTCTTTGCGTTTGGGTATATCGTTATCACCGACAATGCCAGTGGGTAGCGGGACGCTTATCACGATATACTCACCACAGCTAATGTGTCACAACGCAACCAGTTAGCACCGTCATGAAATGACAGCACAGGGTTTCCCGCTGCGCCATTACTGACATACGCGGTATCACCTGCTACACCTGCCGGTAGCTCACTGACTAAATAAACAGGTTGGCGGACAAAGTTTTGTTTTGTGATACCTCTGGCCGAATCACCTGACTGTGGGCCAATGGGAATAATATCCTCTGGCTTAATTTCGGTAACACGGGTCAACTTAGATATACGAGTAACAGAGGTCATAACTACGTTCCTAGTGCGCTGTCGTCATCAGTGCCAACGATGCTGGGTTCGGGAAAGTACCGCTTACTGCGCGGACCAAGATTCACCCCAGCACCCAGCGGTAATGATGATGGATAAAGCTGACTGGGCGTTTTGCCATAAGCTGATTTAAGCGACCGGTAGGCGCGCTTATATTTAGAGAGCACTCGCGGCTTTATTTCAACTTTGGCAATGGGTAAGGCTTCTAATGCTAACGCTGACGCTAAAGCTGTCTTAGTTTCTGCTGGGTTTCCCAGTTCGTCGGATAGATTAGTAGGGATGGTGATACCTAAATCAATACCGATAGATGCCCATCGATTTAACATATCGATAAGCTCAGAAAACACATCATTCACTACGCGAGGATCAACCGGTGTTAACTGGTTTTGCACGCCTAAATATTTGAGTGATAGCTGTACGATCTCGTTAGCAGTGGCCATTATTTCGACTCAGCGTCTTTCTTGGCTTTATCTGCTGCTGCTTTGGCTTCGGCTTTCTTTTTAGCCTCAGCGTCTTTCTTGGCTTGCAGCTTCGCATTCTCTGCTTCTGCCGCTGCAACTTGCTCAGACAAAACAGTTTCTTCTTCTTCCTCTGAGCGGGCCAGTTTGTCACCAATCCACTTAGGGTATTCTGATCGATTAATCATTTCTTTCTCCAAAAAAAGGAGGGCCGAAGCCCCCCTAGTCAAGTTAAGGTGTTTGACCACCCAGTAAGATGCCATTCTTCATCGGATCGCGGTTGGTCACACCAAAGAACGTAGTCATACGCCATTCAGTGCTTAGATCATTGATATCGCCTTGCTTGGCAATAACAACGTTCAAACCTAGATCGGTTGTTTCGTTCATCAAAATCATACCGCCAAGCGTTTCTTCTGAGCCGACGACCGGTGCAGTATTAATGCAGATCGAATCGTTCTCCCAAAACAAATTACTTATGGCTGTATCGTAGTTAACAAACGTAATGGCCGCACCACCTGCAGCAACATCAGTACAGTTACCGTAGTCACGCTGTGCTTGCGCTGCGGTTGTAGCACCCACTGCTGTTGCATCAATGATGGGCGGGCTAATTTCTAGCGTTGTCCCATCAACAACTGATTTAACAGTAAAGGTTCTCAGCGCACCTGTATCGTTTTTGTTCTGAATCGATACAGCGTTAACGCCCGCAATCGTAAGCTTATCGCCCGGCACAACATTCGCTGTGGCCGAAACAGTTAAGTTCATTGAGCGGTTATCAACGTTGGCTGGGTCGCCTTGTGCGTCAATTATTGAACCCTGCGGTGTATACGACTGAGCACCTGTGACCGTTATTGCACCGCCAGCCGCTGCCGCTTTAACTGGAGCGAAGGAGGTTTTAAACACCTTCATAGCTGCTATCTCTGAAATTAATGCGCGTTCATATGCATTGGTTGAGATATCACCCTTTCTCACAGTTTGACGAGCTGCTAAATCGGCAGCCATGTTGTTATAGTCCGTTGGGTTTAAGATCATTGTTTTTTCTGTAGTCGCACTTACATCTTGCGAACACAACAAAGCATCAACTGCAGCAATGTCAGCAAAGCCGCTTAATGCAGCGGTGCGCCCAACATACTGAGCCCCTTGGTTAACAACAATATTGGCAACTGCACGGTTAATGCGGTTATCAATAGCCTGCATCCCTGATCGCACTTTGCGAGTCAGTTCATCAGTGTCTAACGTGTCGGTGTTGCTTAATTTAAACGGCACACTTGTGTAAGTGCTAACTCGATGAGGGACCGCTAGGCCAGTGATCTCATTAAAGTTACCGGTTAAATCCAGCCCATCAACAGTGGTTGAAACATACGGCGCGTCATACCATTCGGTAAATTCCGAACGATGGCCTGACTGGCCGCCCATTTTTTTTACTTTTGTTTGTCGCAAACAGATATTGTCCGCTTCAAATTTTTCTAACTCTTCACCCAGTACGCGAGTGACGACTTTTGCTTGATTACTCATGGTTTCACCTATTCTTTAAGTTGAGAAACGTCATAGCCTGCAGCCTTCGCCTCCCTCTTAAGCGCACGTACTTGCCTAACGCCTTGCCCCGGTTCTAACTTGCCACTGTCCAATTGCTTCATGATGTTTTTGTAGCCTTTTAGGAAGTCGCTTGTTCCACCGGTGACGCCAGATGATTCAATGTGCTTTTCGGGATCTGCTGCGCTTGATCGTTTACGTTTTACGGTCAATTGAGCGGCTAACTTGCCAAGTTCAAACGTGGTTGCGCCTGGATTACTTAAGTAACGGTCGCGGTATTCAGCCGCTTTCTGTGGATTCTTACCAAACCAATACATCAGCTTGGGGGATTCCGTGGGCAGGTTTGTTGCCAAGACTTCAGAGAAATCTTCACCTAATACATCCATCGCTTTGTCTTGTGTTTCGTTAAAATCTAAAACACCTAACTTGCTTGCGGTTTCTGCGTAAGTTTCTAACGCTTTCTCTTTTTTCTGACTTGCAGCAACAACGTTATGCCCGTCTTGCTGTTGTTGAAGTACTCGCTTAGTAACCCTTTCGGTTTGAGAAACCTGCCAACGTGACAGCGCCGCTTGATGCTTCGCGTCATCGTATTCAAAGTCCTCTAACACTGGAGGGTTGTCGCTTTCTACTGCGCTACTGTTTTGCGCAGCTAACTTCAACTTCAGCTCAAGATTTTCTTGCTCAATCCTGTCTCGTTTCTTTTGTAATCTTCGCAATATGTGATCACGATGATCTGGTTTAGCCTCTGATGATGGCGAGCCATCTTGACCAGCTAGGACGATTTCAACTTCTTCTGAACCCTCACCGCCACTTAATAAATCACCTCCGTCAAGGTCATCTATGTTTGTGTCAATGGATAAGTCGTCTTGCTGCTCTACTGCCTTTACTTCGTCGTTCATACTCGCGTCTCCACGGTTCTACTCAGCTTTCGCTGGACATAAAAAAAGGCCGCGTAATGCGACCTCGGTTAACTTGTTGGTTGTTAGATGGGACTGGCGTCTATAGCGCCAAGAACTCGTTGCTTTAACGATCTTGGCTCACCAAGATGCCTCAAGTAAGAGCCAAGCCCTTGAAGGGGCTGCTCAAACAGTGGTATGGGTGTTTCGATGTCTTCTAAGAAGCCGCCTATGCCCTCTAGCACGGGAAATTCATCAGCGGTAATACGGTCATTATCTTGCGCTGAGAGCATCTCAGAAGCTTGTACCTGCTCTGGTGTGAGCATTGATGCACCTAAGATGCCAGCACCGCCTAAACCCGCTAATAAGTTGGCACTATCTTTCTTTGCTGGATCAAATGCAGCGTTGACTGAGCGTATCTGACTGGGATCTTTTACAAGTACAAACGACCCCTTCTTACCCTGTGGTGTGGTATAATTATTGAACTGAATAGCATCGTAGCCATCACGCCATGAATCAACCACCGAGCCATAAATATCCGAATTCAACTCGTCTCCTTGTAAGTCGATCGAACCTGTCTTGTCCGACCGAAAACGCAACGGTAAAAGAGTTGAGCCTTCACTCCCGTTTCGACTCGCTAGACTGGCAAAATCCTCAGCAACTCCTGGCTGCTCTGCTAAAGAAACGCCGAGCTTCGAAACCTCACTGTTAACTGTTGATCGTGTTGGGTCTTTACCTTCCCACAACTTAAACTCATCAAATATATTGCCATCATCTAGTGTAGTTGTCGGCTTTGCTGCGGTGCCATGGAAAAGCGTATTCTCATGAAACCCTGCATCTTTAGCACGCTGCATCCTTGCCGCTTCACGCAT